TACAGAAATCCGTAGGAAAGACAACACTAAGAATCAGGGAGTTATAACCCCTTGATTTATAAGGAACTGTAACTTATTGATTTTATTAGTTAAAATCGAACTTACCAAACTTCTCGACTGTTCTTGAAGGTTCGTACTCTGTGCTATACTGCGAGCCAGGAGCATCCATGATATTGTGCTGAGCACCCATTTCAACATCATATAGTTTCATCTTACTCTTATCTACTCCAATTACAAATCGCTTATACTTTGTTGGATCACTATAACGATTCTTCAACTGCTTAACCATGATCTGGTTTAGCTTATCAAGCTCTTCAGTAGCAATAAGAGCAAACATGATATCAGCAGTCGCAGGAAGGCCAAACGACTCAGAAGTATCCTCTAGTCCAACATCAGTATTAGTATAGCCAGTTCTATTCGTCTGAGTAGCAGAAACGATAGGAACATCAAACTCTACACCAAGGCCTCTTAGCTCTTCAGCAATAGCCTTAACATAGGTGTAGGAGTTGACATTAGCACCAGCCTTCAATCTAGATGAACTACAAATATTCAAATAGTCAATATAGATAATATCAGGCTTGAAGTTTCTCTTCAATCTCAATTCATTAATCAAATGTCTGAAGTTTGCACTACCAGCAGATGCAGTAGGATACTCTTTAATGATTAGCTTGCCAGTTGTCTTACTTCTAAACCTATCAATCTTCTTCTGGTAAGCATCCTTTGTAAGGACAGCAAGTTCATCAAGAGTTACATCTAGAAGATTGGCATCAATTCTTTCAGCAATCTTTTCTTCAGCCATTTCCATCGTAATGTATAAAACATTCTGGCCAGAGGATAGATTGTGGGCAGCCATATGACACATTGCCAACGACTTACCAACACCAGTACCAGCTAGGATAATGTTTAGAGTCTTACGAGGAAGGCCGCCCTTAGTAATCTTGTTCAAGAACTCAATGTCGAAGGGAATTCTTTTCTCCTTCTTATGATAATTCTCAAAGCGAACTACAGAGTCCTCTAGGAAGTCATGGCCAATATGCTGGTCGAACGAAACAGCCAAGGCATCGGAAAGTAGTTTCGGTATTGTACCTCTACTTTGCTGCTCCTTTTGGTTATCCATGATTTTGATCGAATCCATAATGGCATTATAGATTGCCTTATCTTGACAAAACTTTTCCGTGTTGTCTAACAGCCATTGTTCATCGACTGTGGGATTCGTTCCTAATTGTTTGATACACTCTTTGGCCTGATCATAGGTGGTCTGGTTCAAGCCTTTTAGTTCATCAAGATCTACACTAAGGACGGCCTTATTAGGGACTTTGTTATACTTCTCTACAAACTGTCTAACAAGCTCAAAGATAACCTTCTGACCATCATCAGAAAAGTAATCCTTCTTCAAGAATGGTAGAGTCTTTCTAGCAAACTCATCATCCTGAACTAGTGTAGAGATAATATAATTTTCAATCATACGACTTCTTCAACTATACCCAAAATTTCAGCAACAATCAACAGAAACCCTGCCATCACAACATACTGGCCAATTAATACAGCGCCAGCAAGAATGCGAAGGCTACTCTTCAGTAGACTCCACTTCAAGTGACTCTTCGGATCCGGATGCTCCATAACTAAACTCCTTCTTTGCAGCCTCATCGATTGCCTTCAATACTTCTTCTGTATAATACTTCTCAGGCTCTTCAAGAATGTTCTTACCGAACACCTTAGATCCATCTGGCATCTCATAGCGAGTAGAGACCTTCTTAAAGATTCCATACTTCTCAGCTAGATCAAGAAGACCATAGTAACGATCAAGACCAGAACTATATGTCAATAGACACTCAACCTGAGCATTCTCCTTAGAGAGTCTTGACTTATACATCTTGACTTTAATTACATTACCAACTACTTCGTTGTCAACCTTTTCCTTTCTCTTCGACAACATTGCAATAGTAGAAGCAGCATACTTCAAGCCAGTACCACCAGAGATCTCGTTCATTGGAACATATGAACCAACAACAGCATACACATGATTAGTTACCAACATTGGTACCTTATACTTTGCACACTTCAAAGTAAGGACTCTGAAAGCAGCCTTGATGACCTGACTCTTAGTCATGTCTCTAGTATCCTTACCTTCAAGCGAGTCAGCCATTTCCTTAGAAGTCGATAGCATACCAAGAGAGTCAAGAACCATCATCATAGGAGGACGGTCACCTTCTTCTGTCTTGCCATAAGCTTCTAGGAACTTCAGAGCATGCTCTCTAAACTTTTGAATAGTATCAGGCTCGGCAATGATTACTCGCTTGGTATCAATACCACGAGACTTCATCATATCACGAGTGACAGCAGCTTCAGTGTCATAATAGATGACACCAGCATCAGGATTGCTATCTAGGAAGCTCTTTACAATACCAAGAACAAAGAACGTCTTACCAGTAGCACTCTCACCAGCAAAAGCAGTTATCTTGTTATTAGGAACGCCGCCAAAAATTGACCCACTAAGAGCAGCGTTGAGAGAGTAAGAACCACTGTCAATGCTCCCTGTGAACTCAGCACTGCCAGCACCGTCCTCTGCGATAGATGTATCTTCATCTTTAATCTCTTCAATCAAATTACGGAAAAATTTAGACATAATTACAATCCTTTACGACGCTTTCTTGTGAATGGAGGAACAGCTGCTGTTAGGATGTCCTTCCTATAGGCAATAACCTTTCTCGTTTTTGTTGCAGTTGTTACTTTATGAATTAAAAGTACACCACCAGCTTTAGCTCTTAATCTCTTAGATTCATTAATAGTTAGAACTCGTGCATGGCATAGACCTTCATCGAAGGTGGCGCCAGTCTTCTTAATGATCTTTACGATATCATCAACAAATGCAATACCATTCTTACGAACTCGATCAATAATAATATCAGTCTGTGTCATAGTATAACTCCGTATAAATTATAACTTTAGTATCTCTTTCTTATTGACAACTATACCACGTTTTCCAAGTTTTCTCAACTCTTGAATACGTTTTTCTTGTTGAATTTTTTTGTCTCTATTAACAAAGTTCGAGTTAGCAGCAATTAGAAGAATGACAGCAAGAGGGTCAAACACCAATATAAGAAGAATAATAACCATCCGCACAGCGCTGCCAAAATGGCTTTCGGCATCAGATCCATAAACCAACTCCGCAATATACTTTAGTGGACCAACTTCAACTTCAATCTTTTTAACTTCTGATTCTAGTTTGTTCTTCTTCGACTTTAGTTGAACAAGCTCTTGCTCAACTGCCTTTCGTTCTTGTTCAAGCTCTTTGCGTTCACCATCCAGTCTTCGCTTCTCTTGTAGACCCTTTGTGACAGAGCCCATCTCGATATACTTAACTAGGGTATTATCAATGTTTTGTATTTGCTTTTCAACAAGAACCTTTGTGTTTGTTTTAGATTCAATTGTATCATTAAGTGTTTGTAATTCGGCACTGACATCAGATGTCATTAGTGCTTGAGTCTCTAAGTGAGCCTTTGATAGATAACCAAAGATGCCCATCGATGTAATGAACATCAGAACAACAATTGCCACCGATAAGTAATACTTAATTAACTTTGGAGCATCTTCCCAGTTTCTGTATAGCCAGCTTGCCGCAACCAGCTTGCCAAGCTCAAGTGCCGAGCCCATCACTACTACAGATATAAATGCACCACTAAAGATAGCTGCCAAGCCTACTACTGAATAGTAGGCAGCAACACCAGATAGGATTAGTGCAACAGCTAGTACTAGATAATCAAGAAGCATCTTTTGCTATTGTGAACAACTTATCTAGTTCGGTCTTGAATGCTTTCATTTTGTCGACTCTATTCGGCCAATAGATATAATTTTTGCTTGGGTTAAGCATCAGGTTGTTGATAAGAGGTGTGATCATCTCCTGGATCTGAACAACAGTATCCTTATAGAGCTCAGCATTGTTGGCTTGCTCATCAAGAAGTTTTGAAAGCTCCTCTGTCTCTTGTTCGGCGCCGGTTAGCTTCTTTAGCTCGTCTTCATCAACTGCGCTGAAACCAAAATCAAAGTTATAACCTTTTTGCATATAGTTACCCAAACATGTCTTCTAGTGTTAATTGTTTCTCGCCAATATCCCAACCAATGTTATCTGTAATTGATCTCATAGGTTCAATGAATGACTTTTCAAATTGTGTATCGTGATCGATATAACCATCAATGTTGAATTGCTTTGGCAAGGCACCTGGGGATGATATGACATTAGTCGAAAATGGATTAGGTGTCCTTAGATAACAAAACTTGATCTTATCCCCATCTTGAATCTTGTTATGCTTTTTGTCGAGACCATACTTATTTATGAAAGCATTGTAGACAAGAGCACCTCTAACATGGATCGGAATAGCCTTACCACCAATCATATGTTTGGTTACACCCTGACAACTTCTGGGGAACGCTACATCCTCGAATGGCATTGTGTCAAACTCTTTCTTGAAGTCCTCGACGAAGATGGCAAACTCATCCTTAGTACCATTCATAATAATGTCAAGCGACTTCTTAATTGCTTCCTTGATCTTGGCAGGAGTCGATGACTTAACAGCCTCGATGCCTTTCATCTTTAGCTTTGGCTTCTCATACTGAACACCTTCTTCGTTAAAGACATTAAGGATGTATCTCTTCTTAGCAACCCAAATACCCTTATCAGCAATCGACTCTCGCTTCATCTGCATACGCTGACTATAGATCAACATATGGTTTGCTAGGTCATCGTAACTCTTTTCGATGAATGGCTGGAAGACTTCATCACATGCCTTATCAAGCATACGGATGACTTTATCTCTCTCTGGTACCTTGCCACTGTATACCTTCTCTACAAACTTATCGAGAGTAATATATAACGAGTCAGTATCAACAGCAATAACATAATCGATATTATCAGTCTTGAGAGTCTTATTCAAGTACTCATTCATCTTTGCTTGCATCCAACGAATCGATACCTGGCCTGATAGTGTGATCGCTTCAGCAAGATCTGTATCAAAGAATCGGAAGTAGATATTAGACAAAGCACCATAACAGCTATTCAGCTGAATCTTCTTCGCCATCTGCATGTTGTTATACTGGACGTACTTCTTTTCGTCCTCAGGATCTTTCGACAGCTCATACTTCTGCTTTGCTTCAAGCATCAGCTTCTTATACTTCTTTCTATCAGCGAAGACCTTTTCCATTAGTGCTGGTAGGAAGCCGAGCTTATCCTTTCTATACATTGTGCCATTAGCACAGAGTGTATAGTTGAGACTCTTCGCATCATCCTTGGCCATCTGGAATGAACCAGTATTGTCCAAACAATCTTCTGGCGTAAGATCAACCTTGTTCATCTTTGTATCAGGCGAGATGTTATATTGCATGATCAGAGATGGATATAGAGATGTCAAGTCAAACGAGACAACGTACTTATACATCCCAGGCTTAGGATCTTTTACATAAGCACCTTTAATAGGTTGATCCTTTTCCTCTCTAACGAGTTTAAGTTCTTCTTCGTTCTTTGAAAGAGGAACAACAATATAGTTATCGATTAGATAGTTGTGGATAATCATATCCCACATACGCACTGTACGAAGAGTATCGATATAATCAACCTTTGCATCATACGCGATAGCAAGAACCTGATCGATAAGCTTCATCTTATCATCAAGCTGGCTTACAAGAGTAACGTCGTGGATATTATACTCAATGAACTTTTGGAAGTCGTGCTTATAAAGATCGAACAAGCTTTCGTATTCAGAGTAGTCGATCTTCTTCTCACCAAGCTCAAGGTGAGCGATATGGTTAAGAGAATAGCTTTCTGTATCAGAGTATGTAAACTTTCTATACAATTGCAAATAGTCAAGTACCGAGATTCCTCTCAATGTCTTGGCTTTGAGAGTCTTACCAGAGCCTCTCATAATAATTTCTTTATCGTCGACGATCTTCCAAGGCGAGAGCTTTCTTGACATCTTACCTTCGTCATTGAAGACTCTATCAATTCTGTTGACAAGATATGGAATATCGAACCCCTCTACGTTCCATCCAGTTACAATGTCTGGATCGACAAGAGGAGAATCCCAGAGTGTCAAGAACTTCATAATCAAGTCACGTTCGTTCTTACACTTTGCATACATGATGTTGTCGGCAGAAGGAGTATAGTCACCACAACCAAATGTGTAGTACCTATCCTTAACTTTGATAGTGATAGCAGTCAGTGCCTTATCAGCTTCATCGATGTTAGGGAATCCTTCGTCAGCCGCGACCTCGATATCGAGGTGAACGATGTTCATCAAAGATGCATCGTACTGAATCTCACCAGGATAATATTCGTGGATGAATGGATAGATGAGAGAACTCTTCGATGTCATTCCGTAGAGTTTCATTCCTTCTACCCCCTCATACAACTTCATGTAATCCATCATCTCGTTGATAGATTCGAAGTCTTTCCTATCAGCTGGATATCCATCGATAGTTTTATAGGGAGCATTAGGATTGCTTGATCTCTGGAAACAGAAAGGTTGATATGGGATATCAGTATGGACTCTACGACCATCCTCATAACCACGAAGGAGAATCTTATTCCCTCGGATGCTTACATTTGTATAGAACTTGCTCATTCAGTGACTACTTTACGCCATTTCCCATTAACTTTCAAGTACAATTCTCCATCAGGACCTGGCTTCATACCAACAGAAACTTGCTTCTGTGTTCCTGGAACATATTGTGGTGCATGGTCAAAGTAAAGTCTATTACTTGTTGTAGTAGTACCAAGTCCAAGTGGACCATCTGAACTCAGACGAAGTTTTTCGCCATACGTATGTTGAATGGTGAGGTTAGAACCCTCGTCCATTTGATCCAAATGTTCTGGTTTGTCTTTAGGAAGGGTAGCTGCTACAGCTGCTGCTCCACCAGCCGCGACACCACCAGCAAGACCAAGATACTTAAAGAAGTTACGCCTTGTTGCTATAGGTAATTCAGAATTGTCCATAATAAAATCCTCCTAAAGGCTTTAGTATACCTCGGAGGCGAAGAAGAGTCAACTAGTTACACAGTTAACAAATTGTTCGGCAGATTTTTTCCAGGAGATATGTTCTATAGATTTTGCTACTTGTACTCTATCAAGTAATAAACATTGACCAACTGCCATTTCTAGATCTTGATTTACATAACCATTAACATTGTTGATGATTTGGTCAATGGGACCAGTCACCGGATAGGCAGCCACAGGAGTTCCACATGCCATCGATTCAAGTATAGTAATTCCATATGTGTCAACCCTACTTGGAAACACACATACATCGGCCGATTGATAAAACTTAGCTAAGTCTTTACCAAACTGATACCCTTTAAATTTAACATCTGGGTACTTTCTTTCAAGTTCCTTTCTTGCTGGACCATCACCAACAATGGTTTTGAAAACCTTTGCCCCAAATTCAGTCCAACCATCTAGCTGTAACTTACAAAATGCCTCTATATTCTTTTCGTGACTGACTCTACCAACATACAACAAATGAATATCATGCTTGTGGCCAATATCTTTGAAAGTGAAATGGCTGGCGTATCCCTTACCAACAACTACAGTGTTCCAATTTTTATGTGTGGCGGCATCCGACACAGACGAGCACATAACAGCTTTTGATTTTCTATGGAACCAGTTGAAGTACCATGATGTAAATCGTATAGGAATTCCAAACATCAACTTTAAGAATTCTGGAAACTTTGTATGGTAAGCTGTTGTATATGGTAATTTCATTTCATTGAGGACGCGTCTTGCCTTATACCCAAGAACACCTTCTGTGGCTATGTGATAGCAAACTTTATAACCTTGTTGTTTATAGTATAATGTTCTACGACTGATAAGTCCGTACATCATATTGAAAGAGCATAGGGGAATATTGATACCCTTGTATATTGTAAATGGTAAGTAGTCATACATTGCTGGATGTATAACATCGACACTTACACCCTCGGGTAGATGTTTGATAATGTTACTATATGTGGTAACAACACCATTGACCTGAGGTTCCCAGGCATCAGTGATTAAGATTATTTTTGTTCTAACCACGTTACAATCTCCCATGTACCATTGTGGTTCTCAACTAATGCTGTGCAACTTTCAACCCAATCACCATCATTCATATAGTCAATATTGTTTATAATTTTGATCTCAGCTCTATGAACATGACCACAAATTACACCATCTGCTTTCTGCTTTTTGCAGTAGTCTGTAATTAGCTCTTCAAAATTATTAACATATGAGACAGCTTCTTTGGTTTTATTCTTCAGGTATTGACTTAGACTCCAATGAGGAAGATTGAAGTGACTTCGTACCTTACTAACAACAACATTGATACTAAGAAGAATGTTGTATAGCATATCCCCAAGATGATATAACCATTGGAGCTTGGTTCTGAGAACGCCATCAAACATATCACCATGAATAATCATGTATGTCTTACCATTAATGGCTTGGTATCTACAATGATTTACAAGATCAATGTTACCGAAATGAATATCATACGGTAGAAGGCTTCGCAAGA